TAGCCGTCGCAGACGCTGCTACTGGATATTCTCCTAATCCACCGGCATCTCTATTCTGACCCGCTTTCTTTAAAGGTTTCAATCCGAAACCTGTTGATGACGCGTTTGCCATTTTCGTTTCTCCTTAGTTTGTTTACTCGTTGGTTTGAATCGTTAAAAAATTAACTTTTCTTGCCACCGAAGGTTGTACGAGACTGCTTATCAATATTGATAGGCATTCTTCTGTCCTGTTCCTTCATGAGGTCGTTATCGACTGCTTCAACGTTTTCACTAGCTAAATTAGCATAGTAAGCTGCACGCTGTTGCGCGATCTCAATTGGTACCCTTGTCAGCACAAGGCCTCCGTGCCCGATCACCCCAGAATATTTGCCTTCCGTGATCACTGGATATTCATCCTCGCCGTATTCGTCTGCTCTAACTAACTCGTACCCGGATCTTAATCTTCCTTGTACATTTTTAGTATCGACGTACCCGAGAACTTCAGTCCTGACCCATCTGTGTCGGAATCCGTCCGGCGCGTTGGGTGTATCTAAGTACGATGGTGGAGTCCAAACTTTTTTTCGTTCTGTTTTTTCTCTTGTTTGGCTCGCACGAGTTGGTTGTTTATTTGTCATATGCCTATACCTCCTTCGTGTTTATCAGTTGTTTCGCATATTCTTCTAGTGGCACACCTAATTTTTTAGCGATTGCTACTTGGCTTGGTGTGAGTTTTACCGATTTGCGACTAGTCTTTGGACTACGCGTTGCAGATGCAACAGTTTGTGTAGGTTTACTTGTCGTCTTCTCCACAGGTTTATCAAATTTATTAGGAAATTCAAGTCTTATTCTTTTGTCTATTTCCTTATAATATTCTTCTGTTTGTGGATCAAAGCCCTCTTCTTCAGTTAGTTTTCTGTGAAGATCAAAAGCAGTATAAGTCATGGCATTATCTTTACCAAACCACGCATTTTTAGTAGCCCATTCCTCCGCTCTTGGATCAGGCGCCTGTACTGTTGGTTGATAAGGTTTAGCCTCTTCTTTAGGTTTTTCAGCAGCAACCTTCTTTTCCATCTCTTGTTTAGTTTTGAGTTCAGCAACTTTTGCTTGCTCATAACCTAACTGAGATATTGCAGTTAATGCTTCTACCTCTGCTTTCTTATCGTCAGATTCTCTAGCAGCAATCAACTTTTGTTGAGCCGCTAATAAAGAAGATTTGACTCGGCCTTCCATCTCAGCCACATAGTCTGTATCCAAAACGTTCACTCTAGAGTTTAAAGATTTATTTTCATCTTGTATTCTTCTAGCAAATGCTAAAGCTTCTTCTCTTTGTCTTTCAGCTTCACGCATTTTTTTAGTCAGTTTAGCAATTCTTTTTTGAACTGATTCACTGTACTTACCGTGCTCGTCTTTTTCTTCTTCTTTTACTTCTTCCTTCTTCTCTGTCTTTTGTTCTTCACTTTGAACATCCAACTGCTCATCAGATTTCTCAGATGTATCATCGGACTTAACGTTGTCTTCAGTAGTTGTTTCATCTTGAACCTCAACTGTTTCATTTTCTGGTTTCTTAT